GGTAGAGGTCGAAAGAAGGGAGAAGACATCGGTGCAGATGGTTGTCATACTGTTGGTGGTGGATTAATGTCTAAAAAGATGAAAAGTATGCCAGTAATAATCATACCTTTTAAGGACAACAAACACTATTCCTCTGTAGAGGTGAGGGCATTTTCTAATGAAATGAATGCTCCTGATGAAGTTCATAAGAATCCTGCTACAAAAGATGACTTGAAGAAGCAACTTCTGAATATGATTGTTGACTCTGAAGATGAAAGTGTATTAGATGACCCGAGTGTTAAGCCTTGGTTGGTTAATAAAATGCATGTTACTAAATCAAAGGCAGTTGGATTAATAAAAAGTGCTAAGGCACAATACGCTAAAGATAAGGGCGTAGATGCTGATAAATACTTTCGTACATATAGTGATGCTGAGTTTAATGCATGGGTTAGAAAGTATGAGAATGGTAATCCAGATGGTATTGTCATACCAATCAACTCTAACTTTCTCAAGTACGACCAGATAATGCGTGATTTAGAAATGAACTTATTACGGGATAAGAAAGGTTTATTAGTAGAACCTATTCAACCTGAAAAGAAAATGGTTACATTTCTTATTCGCCATAAGTCAAGTGCTCATACTGATAGGTGGGATGATGCTTTAAGTAAAAACCTTAAATCATGGATTTATCCATATTTAGCATTATTGGATATGAAGCCTTTTATTGAAGTTCTTCCAAGTCAAGTATCAAGTGACTTGGGAATACTAAAATTCACTAAGGAAGCTGCTTAAATACAATAACAAAAAGCCCCATGTTTAACGACATGGGGCATTTTTTAGGAGAAAAATATGAAAGAACTAACACCAGAACAAATAGAACATAATTGGAAGAAGTTAAGAGACATCATCCAAAATACTTTCGATGGAGAAAGACTAGAAAGTATGGACAAGATGTATGACTACTTCGAAGAAAGAATGTGTCTTGCTCCAGCAAGTGGAAAGGAACATTTTCATAATGCTCATCCAGGTGGATATGTGGAACATATTCTACACATTGTAGAATTTGCTCAACAGATACATGGATTGTGGAGTAAGAATGGAGCAACGATGGATAACTTTACCATCGAAGAATTAGTATTTGCTGCTCTCCATCATGACTTGGGTAAAGTCGGTGACTTATCGGAAGATAATTACATACATAATGATTCGGACTGGCACAGAAAGAATCAAGGGTTGATTTATAAACATAATCCAGCATTACAATATATGACCGTTACTGATAGAGCATGTTGGATACTTCAACACTTTGGTGTCAAAATGACAGAGAATGAGTATATTGGGTTAAGATTGACAGATGGGTTGTATGAAGAGGCTAATAAGGGTTACTATATGAATTGGAGTAAAGACAATCAGTTGGCAACCAATATTGCTTATGTCTTACATCAAGCTGATATGATGGCTAGTAAGATTGAGTATGACGAATGGGCTAGAGGTGACCACGATGTTAAGGTTCAGAAGGAAGCAGAAGTACAGAAGAAGACAGAACAATCAGCAACTGCCAATCAGGCATTCAAAGACCTATTCGGAGAGTAATTGTACTTAGATTATTTCGACAAGTTTAAAAACCAAGAACCATATCTTCACATCGATGAAAAGGAATGGACTTACATAAAAGATACATTCGAGAAAGATGATGTAAAAGAATCTCTGGCAAAAGTAGCGATGGACTATCCTATGCCGACAATGGAGATGACCGAAGACAATTGTCGTAAGGATTTCAACAAGTTAAAAGGAACTTGGGTTTATGATATTCTGAGAGAAGGTGAATGGTTTGGTAGAAGTGAAGATGGTTATGAATGGTCATTAGATTACGAAGGTAAACAATGGTATTTTGCTAGGAATAATATCGGTAACAAAGCTTCTAACTACTTCCAACAAGAAAACAGATGGTCAGTAGATGGTTCAGTATCACCAGGTCCCAAACGAACTTGGGGGAACGAAAAGTTTATGACATCATTGATGGGTTCAGCATATAGTTTAAAACTACCAAAGATAGATAGGTCAGCATTAAGAGTAATGATTGGACTTCGTAAGTATATCTGTAGTCAATTCAAACCTAATGTAGCAAAAGCACTTTACGACCTATTCAAAGCAAAGAACATAATGGACTTTTCAATGGGATGGGGAGATAGGTTAGCTGGTTTCTTTGCGAGTCAGAATACTGAGTTGTATGTTGGTGTAGATCCTAGAAAAGAGAACCATCCGATTTACAGAGAACAGGCTGATTACTACGAAGGACAACTTACGATGTTTGAGACGATGAAAAAGGTTGACTTCTATTGTGAGGCTGCTGAAGACTTCTACTATGATGGTTATGACAATACATTTGATGTTATCTTCACATCACCACCTTATTTTAATGTGGAAAGATATAGTCACGATGACAATCAAAGTTGGGTTAGATACAAGGACATTAATAATTGGAATACTCAGTTTTTACAGAAAGCTCTTGACAATATGTTACCTACCTTAAAAAGTGGTGGTAAGTTGTGTGTTAACATATCAGATGTTTATTCGCCATCTGCTGGTAAGAAAACTTGGTCAAAGATATGTGACCCGATGAATGACTTTATTCAAAACTATGGTGGTATGGAATACAAAGGTTGTATCGGAATGGAAATGGCAAAACGACCTAATAGTGGTGGAGCTGGAACTGCTAAAGATAAGACACAATATAGTGAAGAATCACTACAACTTGCTGAAGAAACTAAAAATAAAAGGTTTTGTGAACCAATTTGGATATGGGAGAAAAAATAGATTATATTTATTAACGTATGGAAGTACCGGTATGGATTTGGGAATGGTTATCCAAATTATATCATATCTGTATGTTCCTTTACTTGATAAAAATATGGTGGGATAACACATGAATCAAGCTGATAGAAAAGAATTTGATTTAATACACAATAAAATAGATGATATCAGAAACGATATCGAAGATTTAAAATCTTCTATGAAAGAATCTCATGGTAAAACTGATGAGACTCTGAGTTTTATAAAAGAAAACCTCTTTAATCCACATCAAGGACTTTGGACTGAAACAAAGCAAAATACTCAGTTCAGAGAAAATTCACAAAAATGGAGAGGCATCATCGGAATAGGTTTTATAGGATTGGTTATTGAAAAAATCTGGTCAATATTCACACAATAAAATAATAGAACAACTAAACACTTGGATGGATTGGTTAGAAACACCAAACGAAGATTTTGGTGGGATGCCAGTTTGTCCGTTTTTAGCACCTGAACGAAAGTCGAATCAGTTACTTATTGATTTCTATGATTACACAGAAAACTCTTTGTTTAATCAAATACAAGAGTTTGATAAGGACGATAGATATACTACTGCTCTTTATTTACATATTAATAGTGGAGAGAGACAAAAGACAGCAGATTTTCAAGAATGGGTAACTCACGAGATGAGTAACTTAGGTCTTGGTCACCTTAAAGCCGTTTGTTTTTCACCTTGGGAAAAGATAAGAAGAAATGGTGTCAGAACGAGAGTTGATGCTCCTTGTTTTATTACATCTATCACTACACACGAAGCATTGAACGATGCTTGGAAGAAAATAACAAAAACAAAATACTGGCAAACTAACAGGAATAATACTTGACTTTGATGGTATTTTATAGTTAGCTTTAGTTATATGAATAAGGTTAAATATACTAAAGAAATAAAACAACTTAGAAAGTTGTTAGCTGATAATGAATATACAAGAACATTATCATCCAAGTATCATCAGTTCCTATCAGATATGCACCTAAAGATGGTTAGTGCTAGTAGGATAACACCAAAGATGGAAAAACACATCAATCAGGCATTTATGTACTATGAAAATCATACCAATCCTGAAGTCAGATGTCGAAGAGAATCAATGTTGGCTAAGATAACTAAATTAAAGTATCTGTTGTCACAATGTAATTATACTCAACAATATGAGGCTGATAAGATGTTTTTCTTAGATGGATTAACAGATAGAATTAATAAATTAGGTACTTTATCACCTAAACAGGCTAAGTATGCTAATCAAATGTACAAACAATTTAATAGGAAAATACTGCCAAAAAGTGCTTGACTTGTATAGTTATTTCTTCGTATTATTGGGTATAAGAAATGGGAGATAATTAATGAATTGTGTTAAATGTAAAAAGATGAAAGCTGTTGTAGTTTATAAGAATAAACACTATTGTAATTGGTATTGTGCTAAAAATAGTTAAAGAAATAGGAGATAATTAATGAATTTATTTGAATTAGGTATAGATTCTAAAATAGAAGATGTTCTTCTTGAAGTAGGTCATAACAGCCGTGTATGGGGAATATTAATGCATCATGTAAACTCTTCAAGAGTTCATACAAATCTTTATACTTGTGGAGAAATTTCAGATAAAGATAAAGTTATTACGATGAGAGATTTGGTTAATATGCCAAGAGAGAATATCTTAAATGTTAAAAACTTAGGTAATAAAAGTGTAGATCGAATTAGGTCAATATTCAAGTATTGTGGAATAAATGACATAAAAGGCTGGAAAAATTTGGATGTAAATAAAAGATATTTCGATGAAAAAGGGGGGAAAGGTGGTTATGGGAGATATCGTGAGAGAAAAAATAAATTAAAATAGTGCTTGACTTATGTACTATTTTGGTGTTATATTTAGGTATGATTAAAGGGAGAAAATAAATGAGTAAGTATTCGGATTTTTGGTTTGACAATCGTAAGACAAGTTTGGTCGATGACCTGCTGTCTGATGTTGATGACAAGCCAGTAAAGAAAGGTAAAGACCACATTGCTCTTGCTGGTCACAAAAGAGCCATTGGTAATTTTGTTCGTATCGTAAGTGGTCAAAATATACCTGTAAAGTTTCCATCTCGTGGAGATAGTTATACTGATGGTAAGTCTGTTACTATCGGAGCTAATATAAATGAGAAGAACTTTGATTATGTAGTTGGTCTGGCTCTTCATGAAGGAAGTCATATTGCTTATTCAGATTTCAATGCGTTTGCTGAGGTTCGTAACTTGAGTAAAATTAGAGAGTTCGACCTAGACCATCAGAAGATGGAGTTCTTTCGTGGGGTTATCAACTATATTGAAGATAGACGAGTTGATGGTATTGTTTTTAGAGGTTCTCCTGGTTACAAGGGTTACTACCATAGTCTTTACAACAAGTATTTCAATGGTAAGAAAGTTGCCAATGGGTTGAGTTCTGAGATGTATCGTGAGATTGACTTAGAATCTTACATGTTCAGAATTATCAACTTCACTAATGAAGCTACTGACTTTAAAGCACTTCCTAGACTTCTTGATATTTACAAACTAATCAACATGAAAAACATCAAGAGACTTAAATCTACTGATGATGCTATTGAACTGTCCAAGTCTGTTTGTGAGATTGTTTGGAGTATGGTTGACTCGGTTAAGGGTAATGGTGAAGGTGACAACGAAAACTCCGAGAATGGTGAAAATAAAGAGTCTGAAGGTAGTTCTGATGGTGGTGGTAATGGAACTGAGGTTGATTCTGGCGAAGGTCAAATGAGTCCTGATGGTGGTCAACCTGGTGATTCTTCTGATGATTCTTCTGACGATTCAAAAAGTTCTGACCTAAAAGAACTTTCAGATAGACAACAGAAACAGATTCAGAAAATGTTTCAAGACCAAAAACAATTCTTAGATGGTAAGACCAAAAAGACTCAGTTGACTAAAAAAGATAAACAGATTGTTAATGCTTTATCAAACTCAAATACTGAGTTGGTTGAGGTTGGTGATGCTAGAATTGGTAAGGTTGGAACTGTTGTGATTCCGGCAATAACTAAAGAACTTGTTGAGAGTAGGGCTTTTCCTTATTTCTTTCGGAGTCTTGATGCTGACTCTTATGAGTATACTAGTTCTTATGGTAGAGGTAAAGCCATGATTGAGGCCATCAACGAGGGTTTCAGACTTGGTTCTATTCTTGGTAAGAAACTTAAGGTTCGTGGAGAAGAAAAAGACTTGATTTTCACTAGACAAAACACTGGTAAGATTAACAAGAGATTAATCTCCGAGTTAGGTTTTGGAAACACAAATGTCTTTTCACAGATTCAGAAAGAGAAGTTCAACAAAGCTAACTTACATATGTCGATTGATGGTAGTGGTTCTATGAGTGGTGAGAAGTTTCAGAAAGCCATCAAGTCTGCTGTTGCGATGGCAAAAGCTGCTGACATGGCCGGAAACATCAATGTTACTGTCGATGTGAGATATACTCATGAAGAGAAACCTGTTGTTCTTGTCATTTACAATAGTAAAAAAGATAATTTGACTCACATTAAAACTTTTTGGAAAGTCCTTAGAGTTGCTGGAGTTACTCCCGAGTCACTTTGTTTCGAGGCTATTATGAAGAAGTTTCTTGGTGGTGTACAAGGTGAGGATAATTACTTCCTTAACTATTCAGATGGCGCTCCTTACTTCGGTACTAATGATAATGTCTATTATGCTGGTGATAGAGCTATTGACCACACTAGAAGAATGGTTAAGATAATGAAGAACAACGGATTAAAAATCATGAGTTACTTTATTTCTGATAGTTACATTAGTGAATCAGATAAAAACACTTTCTCTAAAATGTATGGTAAGGATGCTAGTTTTATTGATTGTACTAACATGATGAATGTTGCCAAGTCAATGAATCAGAAGTTCTTACAGAGATAAGATGAGTTTATTAACATACTATAAATCGACTCATGATGATATAGAAAAACTCATCGAAGACCATGTCAAAGAATGTAGACGAAGTATACCTTGGAGCGGTGAAAATAAAACGGTAGTTAGAAACATTATAAACATATTTAAGAAGACTCATTGAGTAAACCAGCAAACATAAATTATGATAACTTAGTAGCTAAGCTAGAAATGCTCGTTAAGTTATGTGAGGAAACTGAACCTACACGAAAACAACTTTGGAAGATGTCTGGTGAAAAACATGCTGATGTTACTGACTTATTTACACCAGAGTTAATTGATGCTAAGTTTTATCTACAAGAGGTCAAAGAACAAGAATATGATAACTATTCTGTTGTTGATATAATGAAAGCTTGTAATACTATGTGGAGATGGAGATTAAAGGTCAAGAAAGATGGGTGGCCAGATATGAGTAGTATTGAATATAGATGTGGTGAGTTAATAAGAGCTAATAAAAAAATAACTGCGATTAAAGAATACAGAACATATATGGATAACCGAAATAAAGAAGTTAGTTTGAGACAAGCCAAAGATTGGGTAGATAGGTTGTCGATTAAGATGGACTTGGACTAAATGAGAGATTTAGGGAAATTTTTTTTGTGGGTTGTATATATAAAACATAATTATTAATAAGGAGAATATTATGAACTTAAATGAAATAGTAGATAGTTTAATAGAATTATCATGTCACGAAATGCCCGAAGAGGCTCGTAAGTCACTTGATAACGCCATTGACCATATCGTATCTAATATGAATGATAACCAATTGAAAGATGTTCTTGGTAACTCTATAGAAGGTCCTCCAAAGGGACATGTATGGAAAGAAGAAGGTGATGAAGAAGAAATAAAAGCTATTAAATCACTTATGGAGGGTAACATTGCCATTGCCTAACAAGATAACAATTGGTCGTGAAAATTGGGTTCGTATGATGTATTGTATGAAACATCTTATGAAATTACATCCCGAATATTATGACATGATAAAACCATTCTATGACCAAATGTACGATAAGTATCCGTACAACGAGTTAGACCCGTTTGATTTCGATGATAACTACAAGGTACGACCACGAACTAACATAGAACGGGAGTTAGACAAACTAACCGACTTAAATAATAAAGAAAAAGACCTACCAGTTGGTGGCGATGATGGACAAGAAGTATTTAATTCACAATTAAACCAATTGGTATGGGACTTAGGATTAAGTTTACCAAGTTGGGATGATGACCATAATGAAAGGAATAACAACAATGATAAAACGTAATCCGTGTAGAGTAAAAAAAGTAACATATGACCAAGATGGTATGAAAATAGTAGAACAGCGTGGGTATGCTCAAGAACGTAAGACTATTGATGGTGAAGAATCTGTCTTTGTAATGGAAGGTGGAGATACAGGAATTGGTTATTGGTATCCGAAAAATGAAGTAACATTTGTTCATAGTGGATGGAGAAATAAAACCAGCGAACCAAGTAAGAAATCGTATTGGACAAGAGCAAAGTAAGAATGAGAATAACTTTAGGTCAGCGACATATGTTTAATAAATCTAAACCTATGTGTCAATTAGATAAGGATTGGATTCAATGGAATAATTGTGATTTATCGGACTCGCCACCATATAGGGAGAAGGGTACTATGAATGCTCATGGTAAGTTTCCAAAATATATTTACGAAGAGTTACCAACAACATTTAAAGATATAAGTGGTAAAGAACATAATATTGATGATATTATAGCGTATAAGGATTCTACTTGTTAAGTGCTAATAAGTTGGGTTATTACCTATGGAAACGAATCAATCAAGACCAAGAAAAGTTAGCGAAAACAAGACCAATGAATCTATATGGATTATATATTAACAGATCCGACTTAGATAGTTATGTAAGAGATTACTACAATTATGGAATGGATTGGGATGATACAAGTAAAGAAGAGTTATGGGAAAAAAGGTATTGGGATGAAAAAGACAACGACATATAAAGTATACATGGTGGAATGTTCGGATAGAAGTATTTATACAGGTATAGCCAAAGACATAGATAAGAGATTAGGTCAACATAGTAAAGGTGTTGGAAGTAAATATGTACGAACAAGACTACCTATTCAACTTCAATGGTCGTCAAAGGAAATGGATTTAAGTAATGCCCTCAAGATGGAATATCAAATAAAACAATGGACTAGGGCAAAGAAACTTAAATGGATATATGATAAGAACATTAGAAACACATGTCATTATAGTGGATTACTAAGTACGAAGAGTTATAGTAATGAATAAACTAATAGACAATCCAGCGTGGTATGGGACAGCAAATTGGGATGGAATAGTAGTGTTCGTCTTTGTATTGACCATTTGTTTATGGTTATTAGAGAAGATAGATGAGTAATGTTATCAAGAGAATTTTTA